CGCCGGCACCCGCTGTGCGTCGGCATGCTGCCCGCGAAGCCCGGCTCACAGATGTTCTGGGTGATGGGCGCGCGCGACGCGCGCAACGCCAGCATGACGGCTGTCGGCGTCGACCAGAACGTGACTAGCGCGCGTGCCGACGAGATCGACTATGACGACGTCGAGGTGCCGAAGAACATCCGCACGCCTGACGCGCGCGAGAACCTTCGTCTGAAGGTGCAGGAGTCGACGTTCATTCTTGTGCCGGGCGGTCAGGAAACGTACATCGGCACGCCGCACACGCACGACTCGATCTATCCCGAGTTGATCTCTGCTGGCGCCGCCTCGCTCAAGATCCCGCTGTTCGAGAACGCGGTCCGCTACGACGACACCAGTAAGGAAACGCGGTACCGGTTCAACTTCACGCCGACCGATGACGGTCTCTACGTGATGACCGGCATTTTCAAGCACGCACGCCTACTAGTCGAAGGCCGCGATTATCGTGTCGAGGGGCAATACGTCGTCTTTGCGCAGCCGCCGGGCGTTGTGCTCGACATCTATTCCCACTGCGCATGGCCGGAGCGCTTCACGCGCGACGACATCGAGAAGCGCCGCAAGAAGACGCGGACGCTGAATTACTGGGACTCGCAGTATCAGCTTGAGGCCAAGCCAATCACTGAATGTCGCCTTGACCCGGCGAAGATGAAGCCCTATACCGCTCATCCGGTCATCGAGCGCGCGAACGGGGAAATGCGCATGATGCTCGGCGCCGCGCGCATCATCGGCGCGCGATGCTACTGGGATTGCGCACTCGGCAAGGTGGGCGGCGATGACTCTGCGTTCTCCCTGATCTTCGACGACACCGCGGGTAACTATTACTGGCACGTCGCGCAGGCGATGATCGGCGAGTTCGCGGAGTTCAGCGACGGCGACAATTCGCGCATCGTCAGCGGTCAGGTGTTGCAGGCATGCGACGTTATCGAGAAATTCCAGATACCTCAGGTCTACGTCGAGACGAACGGCGTCGGCACCTTCGTCCCCAAGCTCCTGCGCAAAGCTATCAAGCAGCGCCGCCTGCAATGCGCAGTGCTCGAAATCAATGCCACCGGCAACAAGAACGAGAAGATCCTCGCCGGCCTTGAACCGCCGTTGAAGTCCGGCGTGATGTGGGCGCATGTCGACGTGCTCGACGGCCCGGTCTGGGACCAGATGAAGGACTGGAACCCGGCAGTCAAGACACAGCCCGACGACTACCTCGACAGTGGTGCGAGCGCGATCCTGCAAGCGCCCGTCAGAATCGGCAAGGTCGTAGCTCAGAGCGGTGCAGTCGAGCGCGAAGACTGGCGTCCGGGGACCGGCGTGCACGAAGTAGAGTTGGAAATCTGAGCGGCTCCTAGTCGGGATTCCGACCTCACGTAAGACGGAACATCAGCCTCCATGTAGCGCCGCAGTCCTGCGGTGCACCACATCGAGAGGCAGCGCGTGACCGTTCCCATTCAAGACCCCATTGCCTCATATTCCGGAAACGGAGTGGCGACCCTTTTCACGGTTCCATTCCGCATTCTCGATGCCGCTGACCTGTTCGTCCTGCTCAACGGCTCACTGACAACGGCATACACGGTATCGGGCCTCGGTGATGACGAAGCATCGGTGACGATGTCAACGCCGCCCGCGGTCGGCGACACCCTGATTCTCTATCGGGAAGTCGCGCTGGAACGGCTGGACGACTACCAGTTCAACGGTGATCTGCGCGCGGTGACGGTGAACGCGGACTTCGACCGTATCTGGATGGCGCTTCAGGACATCGGCGACACTGCGAGCCGGGCGGTCCATTACCCCGTCACGGAATTCGGCATCGACGGAACGCTGCCGGGCGCAACTGATCGGGCCTCGAAAATCTTCGGCTTCGATTCAAACGGCTTCCAGACCTTTCTCCCGGTGCCCGCCAGCGTCGGCGCGGGTGATCTGAAAAACGAATCATGGACTGACGGCGTCGGCTTCACGGCCGGCACGTCGACGAGCGTTACGCTCTCGCGCTCGTACACGAACAAGGCAAATCTGGGCACTGTGGTGATGGCCGGCATCGCCCAGGATCCGGCCAGTTACTCGCTGGTCGGCACGACGCTCACGTTCGATGCCGTCATTCCTCTCGGCATCACGCGCATATGGTGCGTCGGCGGCACGACGGTTTCTCTCGCGGCTCCGTCTGATGGATCGGTCGATGACTCGAAAGTCGCGGCCAACGCAGGCATCAAGGCGTCGAAGATTTCGTTCGACGGCGGTGCGCTCGATGTGTATTTCAAGACGAAGTCCACGCGGGTAGTGACGTCGATTGCCGGGCTCAAGGCGCTCAGCAAGACAACGTACAACTTCGCGATCGTGGCCGGCTATTACGCATCAGGCGATGGCGGTGGCGGATTCTATGCGCTGGATACTGCGGACACCACGAGTGCGGATAACCGCGGCACGATCATCGTGGCTGACGACGGTGGCCGCTGGAAGCTTTCGCAGACGCACCCTGTTTCGATCCTTCAGTTCGGCGGCAAGAATGATGGAGTAACGGACAATACCGCCGCTCTCAATGCCGCGCTGGCTGCGGCCACCCAGTATGTTGGCCGGGTGACTATCTGCTTTCCTCCGGGAAAGTACATCTTCAATTCTACAATTACCTACACCTTTCCGAATGCTGGCGCCAATATCAGCATCTACGGAGCCGGTTCCGATATCACAGAACTCTGCTGGCCCACTGCCAGCATTGGGCTCCGGATTAATTACCTTGGCGCTTTTAACGGCACGCAGATTCGGGATCTTTCTTTCACCTGTGGAACTGTCAACACGGCCACGGCGCTATTCCTGAATCAGACTGCGGGGTCTATTCCGAATCCTGCTCTGTCTAACATGAACTCTCTCACGAACGTAACCTTTCGTGGAAGTGATGGCTATGCAGTGAACAATGTCTGGGCTTTTGGAATGGACGTGTTTGCTGTCTCATGCATAAATATCATCAATTCCCAATTCATTGGGAATAGCACGGCTGCTGCCGGGGTCGGTGTTCGCTTAAAAGGTTCTGATGTAAATCTTCAGGGTGTAGCGGCTAACTTCGTCAACTGTCTATTCACCGTCAACAATATTGGCATTGACTATGACCAGTGGTACGAAGGCGTCGCCGTTTCCCAATGCAACTTTACGGGCGGTCAGATAGGCATTGAAGTACCCGGCACGGTTGGCGGGCAGGATGAACTCACTATTACTGGCTGCCAGATCAACTGCGCCATTGCTGGGGTTCAGACGAATGAGCCAATGAATGCTTTGCAGGTCGTGGGAAATCTGATTATTTCCCAAGGGGCTAATTCTATCGGTCTTAACCTTATTTATTACTCTGCCGGAACGATTATGGGGAATACCTTCGGAGGCGGCTCCGCAGCACCTGGACAGGTTGGCATAACGTTTGGAACTCAGGCTGGCACTAATGGGTGTGTTGTAACAGGCAATAACTTTGTGACGTTGGGTACGGCTATCTTGTGCCTCCCCGCTTCGACGAAAGTTAATGTCCAGTCCAATTCCTACGCCGGTAACACCAATAACGTTAACAACGGTGGGACTGGCAATACCATCGGTGGGGGTTCGCAATGAAAAGAATTCTTCTCTCGGCGCTGCTCGCGGCGCTTTCCTTCGGCGTCAACGCCGCAACACTCAACCCGGTCCAGTTGCTGAACCCGGCAGGCTCGACGAGCGGTCAGGCGGTCATATCAACCGGGCCGAGCACTGCGCCGGCATGGGGGAATGTTACGGCGGCGGCGCTCGCCGCGCAGGCCGCGAACACGGTCGTCGCGAACGTCACAGCGTCGAGCGCATCGCCGACGGCGTTCGCCATGCCGAGTTGTAGCGGCGCGAACAACGCGATCAAGTACACATCGGGCACTGGCTTTACGTGCGGTTCTGGAATAGCGCTCACGACTGGCAACCTGTCACAGTTCGCGGCCACGACTTCGGCGCAGTTGGCCGGCGTCCTGTCGGATGAAACGGGCAGCGGAGCAGCAGTGTTCGGCACGTCGCCGACGATCGGAATGGCCACGATCAATACGCCGACGATCTCGGGCGGCACGATCAACAATGCGACGGTGGGTGTCACGACCCCGCTTGCTGGCAAGTTCACCACGCTTCAGGCGACGAGCACGATCACACCGTCGAGCACTGCGGGCATCGTCGGCACGACGACGAACGACAGCGCGCAGGCCGGGAGTGAGGGGGAAACCATCACCGCTACGGCCTCGGGTGTGGCGCAGACAAGCACCGTACTTACGAACGTCACTTCGATACCGTTGACTGCTGGGCAATGGGATGTGACGTGCTCATGGACAGGGTCAGCTTCCAGTGGTACGGCGGGGATCAATTTTGGCCTGACTACCACGACAGGCGCACAAGCTCCTGTTGGTCAGCGCGTTCTATTAGGAGTTAGCACCAGTACCGGCATAGAAATGCCGTGCCCTACCTTCACGCTAAAGCTGGCATCTTCGGCAACCCTCTTTCTCACGTCTGCTCCCACGTTCAGCGGAACGATGACCGTCGGCGGGACTATCTGGGCGGTTCGCCGACGCTAACGGGAAAACAAAAACATGAGCGACATACAAAAGCCGCGCTGGATTGACACGACGATCAACATCCAGACGCTGGTAACCGGGGTGATCGGTGCGGGCATCGCGCTGACTGTCGCTTACTTCACGCTCGTGCAGCGCGTATCGCTGATCGAAGCCGATGTCGCAAACCTGAAGACCGCGCAGCACGACAAGCAGGTCCAGACGGAAAACAGTCTGACCGAGATCAAGGGTTCGGTGCACGACACGAACGAGAAGATCGACAAGCTGACGAATTATCTGCTGCAAAACAACGCCGGTAACAGGCCCGAAACGAAAAGGTGGGCGCAATGATTAAAGACCTGTTTATCGCGGATCTCAAAACGATCCGCTCGTGGTGGTCGGTGCGTATCGGCGTTCTCGGCGCGCTGTTGATGGCCGCCATTCCGGCGATCTCCGACCAGTTCCCGAACGTGGCGCCGTCACTACTGACGTTCTTTCCGAAGCACGGTCAGCAGTGGGTGCCGATCGCTGGCGCGCTGCTCGCTGTCGTGGCTCGCGTCGTCAGTCAGGTGGCGCTGCTCGATCGCGTGCGCGGCATGTTGCGCAGGAAAGGGGAAGACGATGGCCCGCATTGACGCCGGCACAGCGGGCGGCGAGAACCGCATTGCCTTCCTCGACATGATCGCCGTCAGCGAGATCGGCGCGCCGCTGCTCGCGAAAAGCGACGACGGCTACAACGTACTG